CCTGAATTCGTAATAATCTCAATGGATTATATAACAAATATTTTTTATTCTGAAACTACTGAAACCAGGAAGGGCAAAGAAAAAGTCGCCCCTACTGATTCAGATGATTCTGAAAAATTTGTTGGAGTTGACGGTTCCAAATGCGATGTTGTCCCTATTTTTAATAAAGAGACACACCAAAAGGAATTTGTCACCCCTAAACAGATGAAACAAATTAATTGGAAAGCATATTCTGATACTCCCTTTGAATTTGGCTTGGATGCCGATGACCATCAAAATTGGACCGAAGATGAGGAGAAAATTCTAAATCAGTTTCGTGAAGCTAAGGATATCGATTTGCAGAAATGTAAAAAAGATGGCCTGGCTTCAAAGATAAATGCAAACATGTCAGTCTATTCATTTTTAACTGACACGATTCGGGAAGGCTTTAAGCTTGTATACAAAAACCCTGACCAGGTTGATGTTGAAGCTAAGAAAGGCCTTAAAAAACTTCGGTGTAAAGCTGATGCAATGAAAAAATTATTTAAAAGTTACGTTCATTATTTTATCGTAATGTTGATGATTTCTTGTGTTACAGCTTTCACTATTGGACCTCTAGTATATCCAATTATAATATTCTGCCTTGCAGTGTTTGGATATAGGTGGTATCATGCAATCAAACGTAATATGGAAGATCTGAAGAGATATGGACTCCGCTATGGAGTAACTGTTTTTGACCGATTAGCATTTGAATATATAACTCATATCGGTGCTTTATCCATTATTGGCGTACTTTGTTATTTTATTGTTAAAAGATACCGCTCTCATAAAGAACAATTAACAGAATCAATAAAGAGAGGTTACGATGATAGTTTTTTCACGTGGTGCGCTAGTATTATCATTGATACATTCGCGTACGCTGGTCTTGCAACAAGCTTCTTTACATCACTTAACGATGTCAAATATGTCGTAAAAGCTGTATGTCGTAGAGATGTTTGGTTTAGCGTTAGACTATTTCAACGTTTGTTGAAGCTTTGGAATTCTTCTGTTGTGAAGTGGAAAGAATCTGCCAGTTTGTGGCAATTCGTTCCTCATCATATCAATCAGATAGTTGAAGAAGACTTTGATAGCGATGATGAAAGTGAACTTGCTTCTGAACCTTTTAGACCTAGATTGTTACTTGAACTTCAAAAACGAGGTAAACGTATTTTCTTTGTCGATGATGATGATGCGCCTATGTCAATGTCAAAAAGCGCTGATATCAACATGTATGGAACTATGTCCCGGTTGAACTGGTTAAGCCGTGTTCGCTGGGTATGGTCCCAACTTGAAGACTTTGAAAAAGCATGTGTTATAATAATCACGTGCACTTGGTTCATTATTCTGGTATTGAGCTCTAGAGCTCTTTTCAAATTTTGTATCGCTAAATCTAGAGTTTTTAGATCTAAAGAATCACAAGATGAAGAATCAAAAGATTTTATCGAAGAACCTAGCACTGATGAAGATGAAAAACCAGAAATTCCTCAAAACGAGGATAATGCAGAACCTGAGGCTGAAGAAAACACTCAGGAACCTTCTCCCAAACCTACTGAGAAATCCACACCTAAAGGTAAGGAAAAAGTGGTCTCAGAACATGATGAAGGGAGGAATAAAGGTAAAACTAAACGTAAACAACGAATTATGCGTGGTGGTTCAGGAAAACGCCGTAAAGGCTTCTCCCGTAATGATTTGCTTGATCTGTACCCATGGTTGGCTCACGTAAGTGATCAAGTCGAAATGGATAATATGTATCAAGCTGGGTTTGATTATGATGAGGAAACTGATCAATTTTATCGCAGGGAAACGAAACGTACCTGCTTTAAATGTGACAAACCCTTATCAAAAAAATATCCTGATTCATTGTTTTGCCCGGCGTGCTGGCGTCAATTTCCAACTTGTACAATCGGTAAGTGTGGTGCTCGAGTAGTAGCCCCCATGAATCACTGCCGTAGACATGAGAAAACACATGATGTTAATGGAAAACCTTTTGCCGCAGCACAAAAAGGTCAAAAAGTCCTTGTCTCTCGGGAGGTTCATGAGAAACTTTCCCAACAAGGCCCGTCTGCTCCTATTGTGGAGTCTAGACAAGTTGATTCACCACCCATGTCGCCCAATTTCTGTCTTGACAGAGTTGGAATTGTGAAATTGAATGGCAAACCTTGGCATACATGCCATGCCGTTCTTGGACGCGGTGAGTGTACAGCTCATGGTTTCAAGAAAACCACTGATTGGGAAAAACAAGCATGGACTCTTAGTTTTAAAGGTACCGATTATCCTATCGATATAACTTCTGTTGAGTTCGTACCTAATGAGGACCGCGCTTTGTTTAAAATTCCCGCTGGATGTGCAATTAAAAGTTTTAAATTGGCTAATATATCTGCCGTAGATAATGCACAAGTCTGGTTTTGTGGTATGATTGAGGACCAAGTCAAGTGTTCGGGCGGAACAGCTGTGTTAAGTGGGAATAGGTTAAATCTCACTGGGACGCACACTTGCACTACGGAATATGGTTCATCTGGAGGGGCTGTGATTTTGGCTAATAGTCATCACTTGATTGGTGTTCACACCAGTCGCAGTGAGGACGGAGGCCCAAATGTCTTTCAGTCCGTCATCGGTGATAACCGTAATGTACTGACGACAAAAAACTAGTGTATTGCACATTGTCTGATCTGGAATTTACTGATTATAGATATCATCCAATTTTACATGCTCTTCCAGACGTCGATGTGCCTCCACTTTTTGAGTCACGCAAATATAACTTTTCACTTTTTAGCGTGAGTTCACCCCCTTTAAATATGTATAAATGGAGGGACTTTGATAAATACTTTCCCTCTGAACCATCATCCGCCTACCTACCTGCCCCCAAAAGGAGGATGATTCCCCATGCCCGAATTCATTTTTATGAAATACCCAATGCATCTACTTGGGATCCTGCCATATATAATGCCGCCGTATATTCTATGCGACAAATGATTTTGCCCAAATGTTCTAATACGCATGTCCTATCACCTAGTGACTCGTTGAAAGAGATGGAACTAGGCAAAAGCAATGGTCTTTTATGGTCTAATTTCCTTAAGGATGTTGATGGTAAACCTACAAAATTAATAGTTTTTGAAACTTGTCCAGACATGTTCCCCAATTGGTGGGAGCAAGCTGGTAAAGGAAGATTCCCTCTAACTGTAAAATCATCCTATCTGAAACAAGAAATCCTGCTTGCTGAAAAAGCACGAACTTTCAAAACTAGATTATTTATACCTGATGACTTGCTTAACTTGGCTATGCATCAGTCTGTCAGTCATGAGTTTAACAAGAAATTGTATACTCATGCTGTTTTTCCTGAAACCTGGTCCGGTTTGGGCTGGTGTAAATTTTATGGAAATGCTGACAAACTGTACAACATGATGCCAGAAAAAGTCATTGTAGGTGATACATCACAACAAGATGCATCAGAACACGCCAACTTGCTATGGACACACGCTGAGACCATACGGTTGTCATGGGCTAAGTCCCATGATACAATAGAAAACCGTCGTCGACTGGCGTTTGTATATGCTAACATTATATACCCGTTAGTTGTGCTCCCTGATGGCACTGCTTACAAGAAACGAAGAGGAAACTGTTCCGGTCAGTTACGAACATCTGCTGATAATACATTTACCATGATAGTAATTTTAAGTTATGACCTTTTAAAGAACGGTTTTTGTCCTCTTGATCACCTTGATATGTTTATTTCAATTATTCAAGGAGATGATTTGCTTGTTAATGCAACTATAACTAGTGCCTGCAGTTTGCAAGAAACCTTTGCCATGTTTGGGAAAAGATTAAAAGCCCGCGAATGTCTTAAAAAAGACTCAACATTTTGTTCTCACGTTTGGATGCCCAAGGAGTGTTCTTCTGGGCAAACTCGTTGGATACTTTGCCTGCCCCGTGAGAGGTTAGCTTGTGCCCTGAAGTGGTACAAGAAGAAAATAAATTATAACCTCACATGTGAAAGGCTTGCAGGGTTGTCTATCGAGGCTTATCCTTACGACGATTTGTTTGATAAAATTCGCGATGCGTTGGATGCATTGAATGCTCCTTCTTGCTTTTATTTGAGTAGAGACCAATTGGAAGGTCTTTGGTTCGGTTTGGAGTCTAATACCAAGGCTCCGTCCTGGGCCAGAGGCTATTGTGAGAGTAAGAATAATCTGTCCCAGTACGTTTAAATAAATAGCTGGGATAAAATAGATTATAGAATATATTCACAATTACCAAATAATCGTTTCTTTTTAACGGTTAACTACTTAAAATTTCATTCCCCATTCAACACGAGATAATTTTAACTATCTCACTTTTAAACTTATTTTTAACTTTACTATCTTTAATTTATACTTTTTGTAATGAAGAAAACCGAAAAAGATGCAATCAAGAGAGCTGCAGTTGAAGCGTCTAAAAGATCTGCTAAATCTGAACTTAAAAAGCTCGAGTCCAAACTCCTTCGTGATTTCGCTAAGTATGCCCACTTGGGTGGGAGTACTGACCCTAGTGCCGTTAAGCGACAATTACATATGTCAACTTATTTATACTCGTTGTTCAACGTGGAGAAACTCAATGTTAAAAGTCCAGATCTTGGACCCTTTCCGACTCGAGAATTTACTCTCGTTACTAAATTCACTGTCAAGACTGCCGCCGCCAACCCAGGCGTTGTGGCGTGGGATGTAAGTCCTGCTGAGCTTTATCCAACCGCGCCCAATACCAATGGTGCAGGATTCCTTCATATGTACTACGGTACTACTATTGATCCTGTTGGCGGAGCTATAGTGATAGGAACTGGTCAAACAAATGACACTGCTGGTCCAACCTGGCTAGATTCTTTGAAAGACATTGCTTCGCAAGCTTTTCTTAATTCCGCTTCAGTTCAAGTCGATTATATTGGTGGAACTTTTAATGATGCTGGTGCCCTTAGCTATGCCCTGTTACCTATGCAAGATGATGGCTCAGCAGAACCGGCTCCCCCATACTCGACTAAGTTATCTGTATATCCCTTGGGTGGTTCCGCCCCAGCTCCATCTGGTGTCCATATGGTTTGGCTGCCAAAGGCTTACGGCGTGCCCCAAAGGGTGTTTATTCAGGATCAAACTTCTGTTAGCGGATATAAATCCAGCTTTTTCCGCTTCTATGCTGAAGGTCTGGGTGTAGACAATGGTAATGAGGCTTTCCTTGTTACTGTCACACAGAATTTCTCGTTTTTAACTCAGACCAAGGTTTTTGCCGATAATGTAATTGCAGCTACTAATGGTGTTCATGGACTTCAACGTGAGGTAGAGAAACGTGCCGTTAATAAAATGGCCCACTCTGCTGTCAATGAAGATACGCCTTTAGCTGTAAATCTGCCTGAAAAAGGCAAATTCGGTAATAAAGAAATGCGGAAGCGGAACCGTTCTCTTGGAAAATTCCTTAAAGGTGCCTGGGAAGAAGTCGCCCCGTTCTCGAAAATTGCTTGGAACAATCGTAATAAGATTGGGAATTACATCTCTGATATGATGTCTCCCGCCAGCACAAGCCCCGAACTAGGATGGACATCCGAGGTTATAGGAATTGAAGAGGTTACGGAAGCTGCTGAATTAGCTCCACTGCTCCTAACTTTGTAATAAAAATAAAAACATTAAAAAATAAAAAATTTTCTCTACGGAGAAGAGGTCACGTAAGTGACGAGGATCGTATTCATATTGGTCCTTCGATTGTTTAAAAGCACAATTGTCTCAAAAAACATTTTAAAATTCTAAGAATTAGAAGATTAGCATTAAGGTTTGGTCACCTTTGTGTGAACTTCTTTCTCTACTTAAAGAATATCTTTTGCTCGTTTAAGAAGCTATATGTAGTGATTAACACTAGACTGACAGTCTTAAACTGTTAGGAGGAGGGGTAAACAACAGGTCTATATGGCCGGTGCTCTATCCTGATGAATTAACATCCTTTGCCTTTTTACTGTGGTAGGCCTTTTGGCC